CCCTGATGGAGTAGGATCGTGGCGCAGCGTGCGCCTCATCTGACCAAAAGACAAGAACCCACAACAGGGGTAGGCGTAGAATGGCAGGACAGCGCAGGGGCAGGTTGAAGCCCAAGGCCCACGAGCCCGAGGGGGGGAGCGGGGGGACTCCACCCGAGCTCAAGAACGCCCGCTCTGAGCTGCGGATGCTGGAGATGGCGGTGGTGCAGCGCTGGCCGCTGACGCCCGAGCTGAAGGCCAAGTTCGTGGAGCTGGCCGAGAAGCGGATGGGGAGCAAGAGCGAGCGGATCAGTGTGCGGGCGATGGAGCTCCTGCGGCACATCGAGGCGCAGAACCAAGCGGACCAGCATCTCAAGGCCAGGCTGGAGAACAGCGGGCTGGCGCTGGTGGAGGCCCGGCGGACGTTCGAGACCATGCCTGACGGGTCCACCCGCGAGGTGCAGGAGGTCCGGAAGCTCTACGGGGTCGAGGCCCAGGATGTGATCGGGGACGTATGAGGATCGTGCCCTCTCCGACGACCGATGCGGTGGTGCGAGTGCTGGAACGGCACATCGAAGTCACGCGCGAATGGAGGGCGATGGAGCACGACATCGTTCGGCGGGTAGTGCACGGCGGGGTGATCCTGGTGAGCCGGGCGGCTTTCTATGCCCTGCTGCAGAGCGCCGCGTTCACGGGGTGGCGCACGCAGGACCGCCTGTACCTCCGCGGCATCCCCGTGAGCATCGATCCGGCCCTCCTAGGCACCGATATGCGGTGGGTGCACACCATCCCCGCCCAGCACGCGGGGTTCCGGCACGAAGAAAGCCGGCGGCGGCGGTCCAAGCCCTAGACTCCCCCGCGCCCAACCGCTCTCCGGAGCGAGTTGGTGGTCGCACTCCTCGACGTTCGCAAGGCCCCATACGTCCCCCGCGGCTCCGCACGCGCCCTGTGGCAGTGCAAGGACCGCGAAGTCCTCCACGACGGCCCGGTCCGCACGGGCAAGACGCGGGGCGCCCTGGAGAAGGTGCTGCTGGGGGCGATGAAGTACCCCCGCTCGCGGCAGATGCTCCTCCGCCGGCACTTCATCGACCTGGCGGAGACGGTGCTCCAGACCTTCGAGGACCACGTTCTCCCCCCCGAGTGGGTCCCGCGCGGCTCGCGGATGAACCGGCACAAGTACGAGCTCCCCAACGGGAGCGTCATCATCCCCATGGGCCTGGACCGGCCGACGGCCGCCATGGGCGGCGAGTACGACCGGATCCTGATGGACGAGACGATCGAGATCCCGCGGGAGACCGCGGAGTACCTCTCCACCCGCCTGACCAACGCCGCCAGGAGCGACGACGGGGTGGTGATGTACCCCCAGATGATGTACCTGACCAACCCGGGGCCGCCCACCCACTGGCTCTGGCAGCGGCACACCAAGGAGGGGCTGCGGCGGATCCCCTCCACCCACCGCGACAACCCCCGGTGGTGGGACCAGGAGCGGGGCTGCTGGACGGACGAGGGGGCCGAGCTGATGCGGGGGCTCGAGGCGCTGACGGGCGCCCTCAAGGCCCGGCTCAAGGACGGGAAGTGGGTCGGGGCCGAGGGCCTGATCTTCGACGCGTTCTCCGAGGACCTGCACGTCCTGCGGGCCGACGGCAAGCCCAACGCGGCCGGCCTGAGCCTCCCCCCCGACTTCGCGGACCTCTGGCGGGTGCGGGCGATCGACTTCGGGTTCAAGGAGCCGTTCGTCTGCGGCTGGTTCGCCGTCGACGGGGACGGGCGGATGTACCTCGAGCGGGAGTACGTCAAGGCCGAGGTGCCCATCACAGCCCACGCCAAGCGGGTGAAGCGGCTGACGCCGATCCGCCAGCACGTCCAGTTCACCGTCGCGGATCACGACGCGGGGGACCGGGCGGTCCTGCGGGAGCACGGAATCGAGACCGTCCGGGCGATCAAGCCCAAGGCGGGAGAGACCTGGATCAGCCACTTCGAGCCCATCTGGCAGCGGTTGGCCAAGGCCGGGGACGGCAAGCCCCGCTTCTTCGTGGTCGACAACTCGGTCCAGATGGGCGGGGGCGTGGATGCGAACCTCAAGGGCAAGCCCTGCGGGTTCCGCGAGGAGGTGGCGTCCTACGCCTGGCTGGAGCCGGCCAACGGAGGCCCGTTCAAGGAGCGGCCGGCCCAGAAGGACGACCACGCGTGCGACATGACGCGGTACGCCGTCTGGGCCGTGGACAAGTGGTTCGACGGGAGCCTGCGGCGGGAGGCCGAGCCGTACCCGGCGGGCACGCTGGGCGACATGCTGGGGCTGGACCCGGACGACCCGGTGTGACAGGAGCCAAGAACCGGGGTATGCTTCTCACGCGCCGACCGCCGCTCTCCGGAGCCGGTGCGGTGCCATTCTCACTCGCAACTCAACTCCCCCCCCAGGCCATTTCAACGGCGGCGACGCCGGCGCAGCCGTCTTCCCCCACCGGGGAGGACCGCTATTCCCCCGACTACTGGCGCAAGCACCTGGAGCAGGCGATCCCCGCGGCCGACGCGTGGTCCAAGCCAGGCTCCTACCGCGACCGCCAGATGAACGGGCCGTACTACGCCGAGAACTACGCGGGCGGCAGCGAAACCCACTGCGGGTGGTACTGGAAGTTCATCACGGACCTCAAGCCCGCGCTGGTGGCGGGCGATCCTGCCGTCTCCGTGAGCTCGACCAACCCCGACGCGACCGGCGAGCACGCCGACGCCCTCGAGCAGTGGCTCAACCGCGCGATCAAGGAGCAGGGCCTGTCCGACACGCTGGACCGTGTGGCGCACAACATGCTCCTCTGCGGCGGGTGCCTGATGATCACGCCCGAGGAGGTCCCGGAGACGACCAGCTCGTGGATGGCCGCCCTGGGAGTGGCCGCCCCGCGGATGACCGCCAAGTGCCGCTCCCTGGACTTCGCGCAGATCTTCGCCGACCCGGACAACGACATCTCCGAGTCGGAGTACATGGGGCACTGGGAGGTGTTGACGGTCCGCCAGATCCTCGAGTGGGCGGCGGGCAAGGCCGACAACGATGGCTGGGACTTGGAAGCCGTGCGGGCCCAGGCCGAGGGCGGGGAGAGCGACGCCAAGACCCAGCGGGACAAGATCCGCGGCGACGGGATCCGGTCGTGCACGCTCAAGGCCGACCAGCTCGTGGTGTACCGGATCTGGTGCCGGGACACCCAGACGATCCACACCCTGGCCTACCGGCAGGTCGAGGGCGAGGCCCAGGGCAAGCGGATCCGCATGGACCAGCCCTGGGAGGGGCATGACCGGGGGCCCTACGTGTGGTTCGGGGTGGCGTGGGTGCGCGGGCGGCCCTACCCCATGGCGCTGACGGCCGTGGGCGAGCGGCTGATCCGCGAGCTGGACGCCCACCGGGCCAAGGCCAGGGAGGACGCGGAGAACGCCAAGAACGGCATCGCCTTCGGCAGCGTGAACGCGCAGAAGGCGTGGGCCAAGCTCAGGAACGGGCAGGGGTTCGTCGCCGACGCGAAGGAGATGAAGGAGGCCAGCGCCGGCGGGGTGCAGGAAGAGACCTTCGAGTACATCGCGTACCTGGAAGCGGAGCTGGAGAAAATGTTCGGGCTTTCCGAGGTCCGCCAGGGCGACACCGGGGCCGATGCGAGCGCCACGGCGGTGGTGGCGGCCGAGACCGCCCAGAGCGTCCGGCGGAAGTACTTCGAGCGTCGGTTCCGGGCGTGCGTGCGGGAGGCCCTGAAGCGCATGGCCCACATCGGCTGGCACAACCAGCAGGTCGAGACGGAGATCGTGGACGAGGACCAGATGACGGGCGAGCGGGGCAGCGCCACGTACTACGGCGGCGTGGCCCAGGGCGACCCGGCGGAGTGGCGGGACGTGGAGAGCGAGATCGACCTTGAGCCCTACACGATGGGCCTGGTGGACCAGGACAGCATCCGCCGGAGCATGACCGAGGTCGGGCTGATCCTCCAGGACATCCAGACGACGGTGATCCAGAACCCCATCGGGGCGCTGGTGATCCGCTGGGAGAACTGGCTGGACGACCGCATGGAGGCCGCGAACATCCCCGGGGGCGGGCGGCGGTACATCAACTACGCGGCGATGCGGGCGGTGGTCCGGATGCAGCTCGCGGGGATGCTGGGGCTCATGGGAGGCGGCGGGCCCGACGCCGGCAGCCCGGGCGGGATGACCATGGGCGCCGGGGGCATGGGGACCCCCAGCATGGACACCCCCAACCCAATGCAGCGGGCCCAGAGCGTGGGGAACAGCGCCGGGCAGGCCGCCCGGGGGATGCCGACGGGAGCCTGATGCCGACCTACGTCTACGACATCCTCGGGACCGACGGCGAGCCGACGGGCGAGCGGTTCGAGGTGTTCCAGCACATGCGGGAGAACGCCCTGGCCGCGGCCCCGGACGGCCGACCCTGCCGCCGGGCCATCGTCGCCGGCGCCAAGATCGTGATGGGCAGGCCCAAGGAACGCATCCGCTGGAAGAACCCCGGCGAGGCCGTGCACAACCCCCACCACGCCGACCCCAGGACGAGCGACTGGTTCGCCAACGACGACCGCGAGGGCGTGATCGTCGGCAACGTCCGCGAGCACGAGGACGGCACCATCACGACCCTGGACAAGCGCCCGATCATCCGCAACCGCGACGACAGCAAGAGGTTCGTGGAACGGGAGGTCGCCCGGGGGATCCTGAAGCCCGAGAAAGAGAAGACCCGCCGCCCTGTGGCGAAGAACCTCGCACGGAGAAACCGACCATGAGCGACTCGACCGCCGCCCCCCCAGCTCCCGCCGCTGCCGCACCCCCCGCGCCCCCGGCGCCACCGCCCGAGCCGATCCGCTACCCCGACGTCAGCGACCGGCTGCTGTTCTTCCACGCCCAGCACAAGAGCCGCCGGTACAGCGGCCGGTCCTGCCGCGTCGTCGATGATCACGGGAACGGCCGCTACAGCGTCATCGTGGACCCCTTCGACGACGACCTGACCAACGGGAGCCCCGTGCGGGACCCGGCCGGGCGGGTCTCCGGCGTGATGTTCCTGGCCGCCCGCGAGCTGCCCCCCAACCGCCGCAACGACGGCTGGGCCTGGCCCGGCGAGCAGTTCATCGCGTGGCAGACCCCCGACTGTGCCGCCCAGGATGACCCGGACGACGACGATGATGAGGAGGTCCAGGTGCACCGGCCGATCAAGCGCCCGGCCCCCGCGGCTGGAGCCCCGGCCGCCCCCGTGTCCAACCCCGACAAGCCCATGCCCCTCCCGCCCAAGAAGGACAAGAAGCCCGACGTGGAGCTCGTTCGCGAGGGCGAGCGGACCCGGCGCACGGTAGAAGCCCCCATCGTCGGTCAGCACCGCGGCGCCGTCGGCGGCTTCCGCTCGTCCGGCGGCGTCTGAACCACCCACCACCACACCACGGAGAACCCCCATGATCGCCTCAACCCCCGCCGCCCCCGCCAAGTCCATGAGGGTCGCCACCGTCACCCCCTCGGGCCCGCGCGTCCTGCTGACCAAGGTCGAGACCGGCGACGCCAAGATCGGCGCCCTGGTCCTGCCCCAGGAGACCAAGGGCTGGTACCCCGTCGCTGGGACCGTCGTGGAGCCCGGGGAGGGGCACCGCCTGCCCGAGACGGGCGAGCGGCTGGGCCCGCAGTTCAAGAAGGGCGACACCGTGCTCCTGGCCCGCTGGGCCGGCGTCTCGATCATGATCGGCGACGTTGAGCACTTGATCGTGCCCGAGCAGGAGATCCTCGGCCGCGCGACGTTCCACGAGACCTGACCGACGCTCACCCCGACCCCACCCGTCCGGAGAACCACCCGTGCCCACCGACCCCGCCTCGCCAGCCCATGACAGCCCCGCCTCGCCCGAGACCGGCGCCCAGGAGACGGTGACCAACCCGTCCCAGGACCACGCGCCGGAGCAATCGACCGCCCCCGCTTCGGCGGAGTCGGGTGCCCCCGCGGGTTCGCCCCGGGGACAGGCCGGCGGATCACCTCAGAAGGGCCCGGCGAAGGGCGACGATTCCAAGGAGCTCTCCCAGCCGATCACCGCGAAGGAGGCGTACGCCGTGGCCATCTACCGCCACTCGGGGAAGTGGCCGCAGGGCTACACCCCGGGGAAGCGGGTCCTGGCGGAGCTGAAGCGTGTGACGGGTTCCAGCGCGGAGGAGCCCGGCGGGAACTCGGTGGATGGTGGCGGCACGCCCTCGGGAGAGGCCGCCGAGGCTCCGGACGGGTCGGGGAAGGGGGACGCGCAGGCGGGCGACGGGGGCGACAAGCCCTCCCTGGGCGCCCAGTACGCGGAGTACGAGCGGGCGCACGGCGACGGCACGATGCTCATGGCGGTGGACTTCGAGCTGACCAACCGGGGCTTCACCGAGGAGGAGCTCCTTGACCTGAAGCCCGAGCGGCGGGTAGACTTGGCTCGGAAGTTCCGCAGTCAGCGGAACGACCCGTCCCGGTCGCCCGCGCCAAGCGGTCCTCCCCGGGGCCGGAACGCGGTCGCGGGCGACAACCGCCCCCTCCCCGCGGGCAAACCGGCAGACCCCCCTTCACAAGTTCAGACCGACGACCCGTTGTCCGATGCGCCCGCGGAAGTCCGCGAAGCGCTGGAGCTTCTGGGTGAGGATGAGGCCAAGGCGCTCCGCTCGCACATCGCGGGCAAGCTCGCCAAGTCCCAGCCCGCCCCGGAGCCGGAGGAGCGCGAGTACACCCAGGGCGAGAGAGCGCTCGCCCAGGGCAACATCGCCCTCGTCCGTTCGCGGCTCGAAGCGGAGCACGCCTGGCTCAAGCAGCCGGGGGCGTGGGACCGTCTCGGGCAGCGGCTCATGGACTACGCGAACCTGATCGGCGTGGGCGGTGAGCTCACGCTGAACCTGGAGATGCTCGAGTCGTCGGCGAGGAAGGTGCTGGACGTCGTGCAGTCCCGGGATGTCCGGGAGGCCAAGACGGCCAGGACCGGGAAGCTGGCCGCCGCCAACCGCGGCGGAGCCATGCCGGCCCCGAAGGCATCGGGTCAAGGTCAGGGCGGCGCCCTCCGCGCGGAGCCCACCGACAAGCAGCGTGCCGAGGCGAGCCTTCGGGCCGCCAAGGAGAACGCGGCGAAGTACGGCGGGAACCGGGCCAAGCAGGGCGAGCTCTACGAGAAACACCTCAAGGAAATCGTCGGCACGGCGTGACGCGAAAGCGAGGGCCGGGCCGACCGAAAGGACCCGGCCATGCCCGACGCAACCGTTTATTCGCTCTTCAACGAGAGCTACCGCGGCGGCCGCGCAAGCGGCTACAAGGACATCGTGAACCTGGCGCTCCGCGAGTCGATGCTCGCGGGCGTCATGATGAACCGCCCGGAGATGCAGGCCTCCGTCAAGGGGGACCCCGAGAGCTGGAACCTGTTCGCCCGCACAAGCGGCCAGGGCCAGCGCCGCAACCCCCGCCAGCCCATCAACATCGACCGCAACGCGCTGTCGATCAAGGCGACGGCGGGCCTGCGGATCTACGTCGTCCCCCTCCCGGAGGTCGAGTACGAGCACGACATCCTGGACAAGGGCGATGAGTCCAACCGCTTCCAGGAGATGTCCGAGCAGGAGCGTGCGGACCAGATCACCGAGATGCTGACCATGCTCGACGACGACGTGCTCAGCGAGCCCGCGGCCGAGATGGAGACGGCGACCGACAAGTCGTGCAAGATGCACAGCCTGGCGGCGCTCCTCTGCCCCGAGTACACGGGGACGCCGTTCTCCGACGACGGGATCACGCCCACGGGCGTCCCGGGGAACATGACCACGCTCGGCACGATCATGGACGTGGACCCCGACGACGTGCCCAACAGCCGCTGGAAGCCCAAGGTCGAGCTGTACGACCCGGCCCAGCGGTTCAGCGAGGAGTTCGGGGCGGTTGAGGCCCTGGGCCGCTGCTTCGACCGGCTCAAGTTCGACCGCGTGACGATCGCCGGGGAGACCGCCCCGGGGTCGATCACGACCACGGCCGCCGAGTGCGGGATCATCACCGGCTACAACGGCAAGGCCCTGCTGCGCCAGCACGCGGCCCTGCACAACGAGAACCACGGGGACGACAGCTCGTTTGAGGGCGTTCGGTTCCGCGGCATCCGCCCCATCGTGGTGTCCGAGATCGACAACAAGAACCTGGACTACCGGACCACCTACACGGACCAGCTCCCCCGCAACGAGCCCATCTTCTACCTGCCCCGGTTCAAGGACCTCTTCATGATCGCGCACTCGATGCACACCATGCGGCACGTCCGCAAGGACATGGGCGCGACGCAGTACGACGTGACGGTGGACATCCTCGAGCACTGGGGCGCCCTGAAGTGCCGCCGGCGCGACACCTCCGGCGTCGTCGCCCCCGCCGCCTGAACCCCTCCACGCACCACCTGATCGGGCCTGCGGGCCCGGAAAGCGAGAAGAATCATGCCTCAGAGTTACACCCAGGCTGCGAAGGAAGGCGCGGTGCCCGATTCGCAGTACGTCTACGCGTACAACCGCACCGGCGCCGCTGTGGTCGTCAACCAGGTCTACTGCCTCAACGACAACGGCACCAACGCCACCTACGACGACATCGACCGCAGCGACACGGACATGGACAAGTGCGTGAAGGCGATGGAGACGGCGGACGCCAACTGCCGGCACGTCGTGGCCACCAAGGCCCTGGCGAACGGCGAGTGGGGCCGGTGGCTCATCAAGGGCCGCGCCAAGGTCAAGGCGGCGTCCGTCACCGGAACCGTGGCCAAGGGCGGGTTCCTCACGTCCTACAGCGACACCGACGGAACGTCCCCCGCCGTCGGGACCGCTGGTCAGCTCACCGCCCGACCCCTCTCGGGGACCGGCGGCGCTGACGGCTACAAGGCCCCCCTCAAGTCCTTCGGCCGCGTCATGGAGGCCGTCAGCACGGCGGGCGAGTACGAAGTCGCCTTCGACGGCGACGGTCACCGGGTCGGCTACGGCGCGTAATCCAAGTCCGTGATTCCCGGGGCTGACGCCCCGACATCTTGGCGGTTGAGCGCAGGTCCGGGGCGAGTCCACGCGAGCCCCGGCCCATTGAATGAACGCCGGCGACTACATCGCCTCCATGCAGGCCCGCGTCCCGATGAGGGTCGCGTCCACGTACGACTGGTACCGCCGGCTCAACGCCGCGGGCGAGGCGTTCTACCTCGCCCACTCCTGGTCCTTCGCGGCCGAGCAGACGGCGACCATCGAGGCCGTGGCCGGGCGGGACTACCTGGTCCTCCCCGACGACTACGTGACCCTCGCCGACGCCGCGGGGGACAACCTGGGCCGGTACGCCATCCGCCGGGCGACCACCGGGGAGATCATCAAGGACCGGCAGGACCTCAGCACCTCGGGCCCGGGCTGGACTTGGAAGGTGGCCTTCGACGCCCCCTCCGAGCAGGTGACGGGCGCGGACTACCCGGAGCTGCGGGCCCCGATCTACCCCACGCCGACCACCGACGGGTCACCGACATTCGTCATCGCCTACCGCCGGGGCTGGCGGGACATCCCGGCCAACGCGTCCTCGGCCCGCCCCAACATCCCACGCCACGCCCGGGCCGTCTTCGACCTCTGCTGCCGGGTCGCCGCGTGGGAGAACCTGCTGACGACCCCGAGCCCCGACCGACCGGCCTACGCCGAGGCCTTGGCCGCCCTGATCGCCGCCGATGAGCAGGCGTCGGGCGCCGTGGACATCGAGCCGGGCGTCTCCCGCAAGAGACCGCACGACTACGCCCTCGGGACCTGGGAGGGCGACTGAACACCCCGGGCGTGGAACACCCGGATTGAAAGCCCGGGCCGGTGAGAACCGGTCCGGGAGATTGGTGCCCGAAGGGACGCGGCGGCCCGGAGGGAAAGCACGAACCGCCGCCAAAGGACCGAGCCATGAACGTCGCGACCATCCTGTCCAACATCAACGCGTCCCTCGCCATCCTGCTCGCCACCACGGCGGGGGTCGGCACCGTCCGGTACGTCTCCAACGTGGGGAGCGTCGGGGCGGACAATCTTTCGCGCGGGGGTGCCGCCGCGTCCCCCTACGCGACCATCGACTACGCCGTGGGCCAGTGCACGGTGGGCGACACGATCGTCGTCCTGCCCGGGCACGTCGAGACCGTCTCCACCGCCAACGGCCTGGACTTCGACGTCGCGGGGATCAAGGTCGTCTTCCTGGGCGAGGGCGACAACCGGGCGAGCGTGAACCTCACGGCCACGGCCGCGACCATCCGGATCAACGCCAACAACGTCCACATCGTCGGGATGCAGGTGACGGGCGGGATCGACGCCGTGGCCCTGTGCGTGGACGTCAACGGCAAGACCGGCGTTCGGTTCACGGACCTGCGCTACCGCGACGTGACGGGCCAGTGCACGGTCTTCTTCAAGGCGGCCAACAACTCCGACCGCCTGACCATCGACGGTGTGCGCGTGATCGGCGACAGCGCCGCCGGCGCCACGTCCTACTTCCAGTTCGACGGGTGCGACGACCTGCTCCTCCTGGGCAAGTGGGAGGTGGTCGGCAACTGCTCCGGCGCCCTCATCGACTTCATCACCACGGCCAGCGCCCGCGTGCACATCTCCGGCAACGACTGGATGCTCTGGAACCAGAACTCCAGCGACCTGTGCATCAAGGACACGATCACCGGCACGACCGGCAACGTGACGGGGACCCTGAACCTCCGCCTGACGGACAACGCGGCGAACATCACCGAGTCGATCACGGCGGCCTCCCTCGCTCAGTTCGGCAGCATCAACGTCTGCAACCTCGCGGGCGAGATCTCGATGCAGATCAACACGACCGCCTCGACCGACGCCTGATCCGTCCGCCAAGGAGACCCCGATCGTGGCCCAGTGGCGCGATCTCATGAAGACCGGTCGGGGGCTCGACGAAAGTCAGCCCCCGCACCTTCTTTCCGGCGCCCTCCTCGCGTGCCGGAACATCCGCCTCCGCCCGCCCCTGACCCGCCGCGCCGGCTACGGCAAGCGGGCCGGGCTCGTCCTGGGGTTCCTCAACGCCGTGGGGCAGGCCGCCGCGGGCCCGTCCGGCTCGCCCGGGACCGGGGCTATCCGCTGCCTGCGGGCGGCCAACTCCACGGTGAACCTCTCCGGCAACTACATCAACGTCTCCGACGACTTCACGGGCTACGCCGTCCCCAACCTGTACGGGGGGACGTTCTACAGCGGCACGGACTTCCGGGGCAACTACCTCACCTTCACGCACCGGGTGCCCGACGGCGCCGGCGGCGGGACCGACGAGTACGCGGAGAAGAACCCGGCGACCGGGATCTTCCCCAACGCCCCGTTCGTCCCGGCCAACGCGACCGACCCGCGCACGCCCGGGCGGCTCCTGTACATCCGCTCCTCTCCGCTCTCGACCACGCACAACCACGGCCTGGCCATCGCGTTCCCCACGACCAACCGGGTGAAGGCCACGATGAAGATCCAGGCCGACCCCTTCGGCAACACCGGGGCGGACTTCCCGACCCCGGGCAACGGCCAGTGCACCAACATGGCGGTCTTCGTCCGGGGATCGGAGAACCTGGGCGATCTGGTCTGCGCGTACGTCAAGGCGACCGCAACGGACGTGGTGTCGCTGGTGATTGAGACGTGGGTCGGCGGGGCCCTGACGACCTACACCAGCGCGGAGAGCCACACCCTCTCTCGCGGGGCCGGTCCCAGCGTCTTCACGCTCGAGCTGGTGGCGACCACGACGTCGGTCACGGCGCACTGGGTCTGGGGAGACCAGGGGATCGACGAGACGTTCACCAAGAGCGAGGCCACGCCGGGAACGACCCTGGCGTCCGAGAGCCGCGCGGGCCTGCTGTTCCGGCACGCGGGGACGGAGATCTTCCGCAGCGTGACGCGGCTGGAGTACACCAAGCTCGTCCCGCTGCCCAAGGTCGTCAAGTACCAGATCCGGGCCTCGGACGCGGACCCGACCGGCGGCCGTTGGCAGCTCCCGGCAGGCTGGGACAGCGTGTACATCACCAACGCGACCGTCGAGGGCGAGAGCGGGGCGTACAGCGAGAACGGCGCGACGCCCACGGTGAACTTCCCGATGATCGACAAGGTGGGGACCAGCCCGGCAAGCGGGGCGGCGGCCGAGGCCCAGATCTACGGGGGCCAGACCAACGGCACCACCGGCGAGGGCGGGGTGAACAACGGCGGGGCCCTGGTCAACCGGACCAGGATCATGTTCCCGACGGCGTACACCGACGCGGCGATCGCGGCCTTCACGGCCACGCCCGAGGTCGAGCTGGAGTGGAACGACACGGACGGCACGATCGACGACAGCCCGGGCGCGTGCTTCCGCATCGACGGCATCGAGGGGTGCTACTGATGTCGTACTCCGTCTCCACAGGCGGCGCCGGGCCGGGCGACCCCGCGGCGTTCAGCGCCCTGGAGGTGCTGCCGCAGCGGACCCGGGACTCCGTGACTCGGCTGTTCAACGAATCCGACTTCATCCGGCTGTCGCTGGTGGGGAACGCCGGGGGCGTCCGGACGGTGCTGGACACTGTGGTGTTCGCCACCGACGACTGGCCGGGCGTCTTCGACACCTCGGGGCGGGTGCTGCTGCGGGACAAGTACGACGGGACGACGGCCGCCCTGAACTACATCTCGGTCGAGGCCAACGGGATCGAGATGGCCCAGCTCTCCCCGGTCAACAGCGACATCCCCAACAGCTCGGGGCTGGACTACGCCGGGGGCTTCACCGCCCGGGTCGGGCTGGTCTTCAACGGCAACAGCGACGGGACGGGCAAGCCCTGCCGGGCCAAGGGCGGCCGGATCGTGGATCCCCCGTCCCAAGGGGTGCAGACGCCGGGCGTGGGCCGCCCGGACTTCGTGGTGTTCGGCGAGAACGTCGTGATGTCGGGCGTGCTGGGCGAGGACCAGCTCATGACCGCCTACACCCAGGGCGGGCACGACGTCAGCAACCTCGAAACGGGTCAGGTCGGGCTCTACGGCCGGTACGTCTGCGCCATGACCAAGCTCGTGAGCTTCCCGAACGAGGCGTCGGTCGTGGTGACGCGGAACCGCGTGCTGGCCACCGACGGGCGCGAGGCGGACCTGCACTGCCACGTCATCATCGACCCCATCGAGCGGAAGGTCTACGAGTGGAACATCACCGCCGGCGGGGCCGCGACGGACCTGCTCGGCTTCACCCTGTGCTGCAACCACGGCGGGGGCGTCCTGATCGCGGCCCCGGCGAGCAACGGCAGCATCTACGCCCTGTGCGCGAAGGTGGACAGCGCGGGCCCGGTCTACTCCTGGCAGGACTTCAACCCGTCCAACGCCGGGGTGGCGACCGCCTCGGACCGGGCGTTCATCGGGACCGCCTCGGGGGGCGGCCTCCCGGCCGACGACATCATCGCCCTGGTCCCGGTCACGAACGACGACGCCCGGTACGAGACCCTGTTCGGGTGCTCGCGGTCGATCTGGTCGCTGCGGGGGGACCCCCGGATCGACGGCGGGCTCGCGCTGGTCTCCAACAGCACGGGCTTCTTCGGGCCCCGGGCGTGGTGCTTCGACAACAAGGGCAACCTCTGGTGGCTGGGCAATGGAGGCCTGCACGCCATGCCCCGCGGGAGCCGGTCGTACACCAAGACCGACGGGCACAAGCTGCCTCGGGACCTCGAGCTCGCCCGGCTGGACGCCCGGCAGGTCCAGCTCGCGTACCGGGCCTCGGACAACACCATCCTGATCTTCCAGACCCCCCGGGTGGGCGAGAGCCTCGAGGGCACGTCCGCCGAGGTGCAGGTCTTCGACATCGAGAGCGGGCAGTTCACCAAGGACACGTACCCCGCGGGCGTCGGGCCCACGGCCGTGGTCGAGATCACGGGCCGCAAGCCCGAGGACCGGGATGTGGTCCTGATCGGCCACGACGGGCGGGTCTACCGCTACGACGACGGGGCGTACAGCGACAACGGGGAGCCGATCGACGCCCTGGCGGTGTTCGTCGCCGGCGGGGATGCCGGGAGCGTTCAAGCCCTGTGCGACATCGGCGAGTTCGAGAGCGCCACCGGGAGCGGGCCGGCCACGCTGTCGGTCTACACGGCCCCCACCCCGGGCGAGGTCGCGGCGTTCCGGCTGGGCGACTACGAGGGCGGCGAGCTCGGAGACCGGGACGAGCCGGACCTCGAGTACGACCTGTGGACGCAGAAGGCCGGAGCGGACCGGGTGCTCATCAACCGCATCGGCGGGGGGCACCTGTTCGCCGTGCGGCAGTTCAGCAGCGACGGGACGTTCGCACTGGAGCGGGCGCAGGGGCGGTTTACGATCGTCTCCGAAGGAGGTGCGTGATGGCCGGGTACAGCATGTGGGACCAGATGGGCGAGGGATCGGCCCCGGGCGGCGGGTCTCTCTGGGGCGGCGGCCTGCCGTGGCTGGGGGCCTCGGCGGCGACCGGACTGGTGGGAGGCCTGGTCGGCCACGGGGCGGCCAAGCGGGACGCCAAAAAGCGGGACATGCTCTGGAAGGGGATGCTGGGCAGCGTCGACCTCGGGGCATCCCAGGCCCGGCAGGACGTGGCCGAGCAGTCCGGGCAGGCGGCGAGCGGGCTCCGCAACAGCCTGGCCGAGCGGGGTCTCACCGGGAGCACGGCCTACGACGCGGCCAACAACGCGATCCTGGCGGGCCGGGGGAAGGCCATGGGGGCGATCAACGCCCGGCAGGCCCAGGACCGCAACCAGCTCCTCGGGATGGCCCCGGGACCGGGCCCGTCCAAGGCTGGGCTGTGGGAGGGTCTGGCCGGGGTGGCCGGGAACGCCGGGGTGCTCTCGCAGCAGAACCTCATGGCGGACCGGCTGACGCGGGCGATGCTGAACGGGCAGGGGGCTCAGAGCCAGCTCCAGGGCGGCGGGAGCGTGTGGGACTGGTTCCGGGGCTGAACAGGAGGACCGATGCCGTACATCCGCCGCGACTTTGAGGACCGCCCGTGGTTCGGGGCGCTCAACAACTCCCTGGGCAGCATGATCGGCCTGCGGCAGGGCGAGATCAGCGACCTCCGCCAGCAGGCGGGGGAGCAGCGGTCCAACGCCGAGTTCGACCGGCGGACGGCCGACGCCCGCAAGTACGCCGAGGGGCAGCAGGCGGCGGATCGGCAGCGGACCGGGCAGGGCCAGGGGCTCATGCTGGACGCCTTGCGGACGGCCGGGATCATCAAGGACACGCCCGAGGTTGGTGCCCTGCGCGGTGGGCTGGAGAAGGACGGGCTTCCGGGCTTCCAGCAGATGATGGAGATGTACGCCCGCAAGGTCCAGCAGGAACAGGAGCAGAAGGCCAAGGCGGACGAGGAGGCCCGCGCCGCGCAAGAGGCCGGCGCCCTCCAGCGGACGCTGGGCATTGGCCAGCAGCGGCCGGCGATCCCCCTGGCGGTCCCGAACGGGTCCAACCCCGTGATGGCGACGATCCCCGGGAGCCCGGGCGAGACGTTCCAGACCCCGCAGGCGGTGGAGGCGGCGGCACGGATCATGGGGACGCGGGCGGCGGCGGCGGCGACCGAGGCGAACCGGGTGCGGGATGATCAGCGGGCGGCGGACCGCCTGACGCTCGAGCAGCAGCGGGTCGAGGCGTACGTCCAGAGCGTGAAGAACAAGGGAGCCCCGCCGTCCGAAGAGGACATCGCGGGGCTGGCGGACCAGATCCAGGCCGCGAACCCGGGCATCACCGCCAGCCAAGCCATGGGCATCTCGCGGGGTCGGCTCCAGTTCAAGGCCCCGATGCAGATCCCGACGGAGACGCTGGCACAGAAGGGTCAGCGGGACGTCATCCGTGGGCAGCTCGGGGAGCTGCGGTCGGTGCGGCGGAGCCTC